ATGATGGAATATTTTAAAGCTATTCATGCGCCTAAGTTTGATGTGAGTTTGTATTTAACGCAGAGTTGGGCAAATTACACGCAAAAAGGTCAGTTTCATCATAAACACGCTCATCCGAATAGCATTGTTTCTGGTGTGTTCTATCCGCAAGCTGATAAAGCTATAGATAGAATTTACTTTTATAAAAATGACTATGAACGGATTGAAGTTCCTGCTGCTGAATACAATCCTTATAATAGTAAAAGTTGGTGGTTTGAAGTTGGTGCTGGTGATTTAATATTGTTTCCTTCTAGCCTAACTCACATGGTTCAAATGAAAGAAGATAACAATACACGGATTAGCATTGCATTTAATACCTTTGTTAAAGGCTACATCGGATCAGATGAAAGCCTTACTGGATTAAATTTGAGGGAAGAATAATGGCTCACTACGCATTTTTAGACAGCAATAATATAGTGACTGAAGTCATCGCTGGAAAAAACGAAGGCGAAGATGGCATTGATTGGGAGCAATGGTATGGAGACTTTCGCGGTCAAGTATGTAAGCGTACTAGCTACAATACTATAGGAAATACGCACAGTAATGGTGGAACTCCTTATCGTGGTAACTATGCTGGCATTGGTTATACATATCGTGCTGATATAGATGCGTTTGTGCCACCACAGCCATTCCTAAGCTGGACATTAGACGCCAATGTTGTTTGGCAGCCTCCAGTAGCCATGCCTACTGATGGCAAGATGTACTCATGGGATGAGGAAGCTCAGACTTGGGTAGAGGTAAATGGCTAATTACGTCGATTACGATTACTGGGTACAAGGCTATGGTGAGGGCGATTTAAGTCAGCCTGATCGTTACGTTGTTGCTGGTTATTGGGTAGATGGTTATGCAGAGTACGAGGGTGATTCTGCGTCGTTTAGTGGCATAGCGACATTTACTGCGGCTGCTTTAGCGGATAAGTTTGCTACAGCGTCGATTACTGGTAATGCTACGTTTGAGGCGGTTCCAGTAGATCAGATTCGTGGTTCTGCATCGTTTACTGGATTAGCAACTGTAACGGCTTCAGGTAGCTTTATTGTTAATGGTGCAGGTTCTATTACTGCTACTGGAACAATGTCAGCACTAGGTTCGTATGTGACTACAGGAGCAGCGTCGGTGATTGCTACTGCGGTGCTAGATGCGACAGGTAACATTATTGGCTATGAGTGGACGGTTGTTCCTGATGAAGCTACTACGTGGACTAAGCAATGAAAATCGTATTCGGTGAATGGTTGCCAGATCAGCCTGGCGTTACTGGTGCAGTAATGGAAGCAGTTAATTGTTTCCCAGTTACTAACGGCTATGCTCCATTGCGTGAGGCTGCTGATTATTCTGACGCTAGTGGTGAGACGTTATTAGTAGCGTTTGCTGGCAAGTATGCAGGAGCTTCTTCGTTGTTTGCTGCTAGTGCTACGTCGATCTATAAGTTTGATTCTAGCGATGCTAGTTTAGATGCGGTAAAGACTTCGTATAGCTCTGTAGAGGCTTGGGATGTGACTCAGTTCGGTTCTAAGCTGATTATGGCTAATGGGTCTAACGTACTGCAAACGTGGGATTTAGGAGGCTCTACGACGGTCTCAGACCTATCTGCGTCGGCTCCTACAGCTAAGTATGTAACGGTAGTGCGGGACTTTGTTGTAGCTGCTAACGTAGGTGGTGAGGAGTCTAGGGTTTACTGGTCAGACATTAACGATGAAACTGACTGGACTCCTAGTACAGCATCACAATCTGACTCGCAATTGATACCTGATGGCGGTGACGTTACTGGAATTGCTGGTGGTGAGTACGGTTTAATCTTCTTAGAGCGTGCTGTTTACCGCATGAGTTACTCAGGAAGTCCGTATTTCTTCCAGTTTGACGCTATTTCTAGGACGCTAGGCTGTATTTCTAACGGTTCTATTGCTCAATTCGGTGGATTAACGTATTTCTTATCTGATGATGGCTTCTATGTTTGCGATGGTCAGACAGTTAAGAACATTGGGTTAGAGAAGGTTAATCGTTGGTTCTTTGAAAACGCTATTCCAGACCAATTAATCAATGCGGTTAGTTCTACGGTTGACCCTGTTAGAAAATTAGTTATTTGGAACTTTAAAAATACGTTTGGTGGTCGTTACCTGCTGATTTACTCGATAGATTTGAATAAGTGGAGTTACGGAACGACAGATATTTATAATCTTTCGTATGGTTACACTCCTTCGGCTACGTTAGAGCAGGTAGATAACTATAATACGAGTATTGATGCACTAGATATTCCGCTAGATTCTCGTTTATGGGCGGGTGGTCAGTTACTAGCGATGGGTGTTAGAGAGCAAAAGATTGTGGTTATTAGTGGTGCGATTAAATCAGCGTATGTGGTAAGTGGAGATATAGACATTGGACGATCTGTTGTTACATTGGCAAAACCTATTGTTGATAATGGCTCAGCGACAGTCGCAGTCGCAAGCAGGGACTTGCTTAACGAGACAATCGAATTCGGAACGGCTGTAAGTGCTGATGCTGAGAATAGATGTTCTCTGAGGTCGAATGGTGATTATCATAGGATTAAGGTAACTCCGACTGGTTCTAACTGGAAAACATTAGTTGGTGTTGATGTTGAGATAGTTAAGCAGGGTAATCGATGACTAGAGTTGTACAATTTCGCACGTTACCTGTATTTGGTGCATCTGAGCGTGATGTATCTGAGGTAGTTCGTGGGATTATGGACGGTAAGACGAACAATACTGGATTACTAACTTTAGCGACTGGTAATGCTGTAACGACTACGCTTTTTGATGGTCGTATAGGTAACGAGAGCTTACTATTCTTTACTCCGGTAACGGATGCTGCTGAGGCTGATTCGGCTCCCTATGGTGCGTTTCAGGATACGACAGATCAAACGGCTGCCAATACTACGACGGCTTATGCGGTAACTTTAAATACGACTGACTATAGCAATGGAGTTTATTTATCTAACAGTTCTCGTCTTAATGTGCGGAATTATGGAATTTATAATATTCAGTTCTCTATTCAGTTAAAGAATACGACTAATGACAGCCAAGATGCTGATATATGGTTTAGAAAGAACGGAACCGATGTAGCAGGGTCTAATAGCAGATTTGGTATGCAGCCTCGTAAGAGTAGTGGTGATCCTTCTCACTTTATTGCAGCGTTAAACTATTTTGCAGAATTAAACGCTAACGATTATGTAGAGATTATGTGGCGTGTTTCTGATGTTGGTGTTGCGATAGAGCATTATGCAGCAAGTTCAAGTCCGACTAGACCGGCTATTCCTAGCGTTATTCTTACAGTAAGTTATGTTGCACCAGCAGCGACAAGTAATGTGTATGTATCATCGCAACAACAAGGTCAAGCAACTGTCAGTCATTGGGCTAACAGTACATCTAACAAAACGTATGGCTACATTATCGTAGGCTAATGGATTATAAATATATAGAACCTAATCAGATTAGGGATTGGTGGGCTAGTGTAAAGCCTGGCTTAGAAAAGATTAAACGTAGGAGTCCAGAGAACTGGATACTTGAGGACGTATATACAGATTGCTTTAATCAAAAGAGCCTGTTGTTTGTGCTGATAAAGAACAACCACTATGCTGGATTCTTTGTATTGCAACCGCAAGGAGAAACTCTGCATTTATGGGCAGCTTATTCGTTAGAAAATAGTTATGACGTTGTTGAAAATGCTTTAAAATATATTAAACAAATGGCATTAACAACTAATGTTAAATACATAACATTCTCTAGCCATAGGCGTGGATGGAGTAAGAGGGCGGTTCAATACGGATTCCGTCCTAAATTATGGATTTGTGAGGTGTAATATGGGCGGCGGCGGCGGACAACAAGACAGCACTACCACTACGAGTATTGATCCAGCGATCAAACCGTATGTAACTTATGGCTTAGAAGAAGGGAAACGTCTCTATGAATCTCAGACTCCTTCATTCTTCCCTGGTCAGACGTATGTAAGCCCATCTGCACAGACTCAGGAAGCCTTGCGGATGGCTCAGGAACGAGCTATAGCAGGTTCTCCGCTAACAGGTGCAGCACAGGCAGAGACATTAGCTACGATTCAAGGACGAGGCGTTAATCCATTCCTAGCGGGTGCTTTAGGTCAGACGAATCGTCTAGCGGGTGAGGAATTCACCAGAAACATTCAAAATCTACAATCTCAGGCTGCGTCTGCTGGTCGTTATGGCTCTAATGCTATGGGTCAACAAGCAGGTCAGGCTCAGGACATATTCGCTCGTGCACTAGCGGAACAAGGTGGTCAGTTGGCGTATAACTCGGCTGAAGCTGAACGTGCTCGTCAGATGGCGGCTGTTGGTGCTGCTCCTCAGATGGCTCAGGCTGACTATGCAGACATTCAAAGGCTGCTTAGTGTTGGTGGTGCTAAAGAGGCTCAGAGTGCTGCTGAATTACAAGATGAAATGAATCGCTTTAACTTTGAGCAGAACTTGCCACAAGCTAAATTAAGCCAGTTTGCTAACCTGTTCTCTAGTGTTCCTCAGGGTTCGACTACAGTACAGACTGCTACACCAACAGGGGGTAAATAATGGGAGAGCCAGTTACTACAGGCATGATGATTGGTGCTGCTCTAGGTGGTGGCACTTCTGCTATTCGAGGTGATAATCCACTTAAAGGTGCGTTGATGGGCGGCGCGTTAGGTGCGGCTGGTGGCGGGTTTGCTGGTGGATTTAGTGGTGCTGCTAATCCTGCTAATGCTGCGCTTATTGCACAGCAACCTGCGGCTAGTATGCGAGCAAGTAGTTTATCTTCTCCTACTTTTGGTCAGCAATTTGTTGGTGGATTAACAGGCGTTAAAGATGCTTTTAGTGGTGCTAATACATATTTAAATCAGAATCCTTTTACAGCACAAGCAGGAATGAGTTTAGCTAAAAGTGCGTTTGAGCCTGAACAGCCTATGCAAATGGCTCCACAAGGTCAAATAAGGCAAGGGCAAGTTCAGCCAATGGATTACATGAGTTTATTGAATCCACAGCAATCTACTGTTATCCGTCCGCAACCAATTTCTTTGCTATAGGTGATGTATGGCTATAAATGATTACATTCCTAATATCTTTGGTCAGCAAGGTTCAATGTATGAGGGCTTACTAAGTCCACAAGAATCGGCTGGTCTTTCTCAGCGTTCCAATATTGCTGGATTGCTTGGTACTGCGGCTGCATTAGTTCAAGGTATGAGTAAGCAAGGTCCTAGACGGTCTGGATTGCAAAACGTATTAGGTGCTTTAGGCGCTGGTTACGGTGCGTCAGGTCAAGCATATCAAGGCGGTATCGAGCAGATGGCTAACGCTCAGAAGTTGGCTCAACTGCGACTTCAGATGCAGCAATCGGCTCAAACAAAAGCAGCTGTTGACGCATTGAGATTAGACCCAAATATTGATGAAGCTACAAAAACAGCTTTGCTTGTTGACCCAGCCGGAACTATTAAGAATCTTTCTGAGATGCGTCAATTCCAGAATTTACGTGGAAAATATATGCCTCAAGGTGCTGCGGCTCCTGCTGTTTCTGCTGGGCAAATTGAAGGTCAAGTATTACAAGAACAATCGGCTGGTAGTAAATCAGAAATTTCTCAGCTTGAAACAATAAGAAATGGATTTTTGGCTGATTCTCAAACTTATGCGGCTTTAAGAGACCCTGTTAAAGCAAAAGCTGCATTAGAAAGTGCAGATAATATTCTTAAACGTCAACAGCAATTAATAGCTTCTGATATTAATATTAAGGACAGAATTACTAATGCTCCAGCAGGATTTAAGCAGCAATATGAAACCATTCAACAGTTAAAAGAAGGATCAGTTCTTCAAGGAAAAGATTTACTTGATGCTATTCAAAAGGTTGATACTGCTGTATTAGAGTCTGGTAAACAATACCGCTATGATGGAATGGTAGGTCAATATGCATTCAATAAATATGGAACTATGGATGCAAGTAAATTAGAACCAAATGAAAGGCAAGATGTATTAGCGTTTGCTAATGCTCCTAATCAAGCAGATTTGTTAAGCAATGTTATATCTGCAAAACGATTGCAAGTTGAGCGTGGTGTAGGTATACCAATGCCTAAATCTCGTGAGGACTTTTTGAAAGGGCAAGTTCAGTCTACTGCTGCTCCTAGTGCTGTAATTCCTGCTGGCGAAAATCAAGTTGCAACTGCTCCACAAGCAGTTCAGCCTGTTCAGCCACAAGTTGTAGCGCCAACTATTAGACAAACTCAAGTTCAGCCTGTTCAGCCACAAGTTCAGCCACAGGCTCAACCACAACCAAAAGCTAAGCCATTAGTTGATATTGGTAAAACTGTTCCATTAATTAAACAGCCGGATATAAAAGTTCCATTGGCTACAAAACAAAAATTATTAGAGCAGCAAAATGGAGCTACGTCAGCAACTTCTTATGCTCTTACAAATATTAAAGATGCGCGAGATGTTGCTAAAAACTTATTAGATAATCCTAGATATATAAAAGCATTGTCTGGTCCGTTTGCCCCAAGATTAAGCGAAGCGCCAATTGGTGACGCTTATAACGCTAAACAGATATTAGATAATTTGCTTGGTCGTTCATTTATTACTGAAATAGCGGAAATGAGAGCTAATAGCCCTACTGGTGGTGCTGTTGGTAATGTTGCTGTTGCTGAAATGGAAGCACTCTCAAAAATTAGAGGTGCGTTAAAAGTTGGTATGTCAGAAAAAGAACTGAAAAACCAATTGCAAACGTATATTAATAATTCTGATCGTGCATTACGTGGAATACCAAAAAGATACGCAGAGATTTATGGTTATGATGGTCAATTTGATGAAATATTAACTGGTACTGTTATACCGCAAAACAATGCACAACCAGTTGATCCATTAATGCAAGAACTGCAGCGTAGAAAACAAGCGCCAAAAAAAGGGAATAAGCCATGAGTGACTTATCCAAAGTTTCTACAAAAGACCTTGAATACGCAACTCGTGGACAATGGGATAAAGTATCTACTCAAGGGTTAGAGGCGATTGCTGCTGCCCGTGGTATGAGCACTCAAAATCAGCCTTCTGTTGTAGCTCCTGTTCCTTATTCGCCTATTGCTGAAACTGCTAGGGCTGCTGCTGGTGGGCTTACATTTCAATCTGCTGATGAGTTAGAAGCTGCAGTACGTTCAGGCGCTATTTCTGGTCCTGAATACACAAAGATTAGAGATCAGTTAAGAGCACAACAAGGTCAATTCCGTCAAGAAATGCCGGGGCAAGCATTAACTGCTGACATTGGTGGATCATTAGCTTTACCTGTTGCTACATTAGCTAAACCAATAACTCGTGGGTTAGGATTTTTTGGCGATGTATTACTTGGTACGGGTATGGGTGCTGCTACTGGTGTTGGCTTATCTCCTGAATTAGATCAAGCACTAGAAGAAAGCATTAAAGGCGGTGTAATGGGTGGTGGTCTTACTGGGATATTTAGTGGTGGAGGTAGGCTTTTAGCTCCTAATGTTCGCCCTGAAGCTGCTGCATTCCGTGAACAAGGTATTCCATTAACTCCGGGTTCTGCATTTGGTGGTCGTATTCAGCAATTAGAGCAATCTGCTGAAAGTATGCCTTTGCTTGGTCGTATTGTTACTGGTGCAAGAGAACAGCAATTTGAGAAATTTAACACGCTTGCCTATAACAAAGTTTTAAACAATCTTGATCCTAAACTTAAAGTCCCAAGTAATCTTGTAGGTCGTGATGCGTTTAACTTTGTTGAACAGAAAATTCAGAACGAATATCAAAATGTAGTTCCTAACTTACGTATTTCTTACACTCCTCGTGTTGAGCAGTCGTTTGATGCAATTAAGAATCGTTATTCTGGTACTAAGTTGCCAGAAGATTTACGTAAGAGTTTTGCGACTTATGTAGATGGGTTAAAAACTGATTTTTCTGCAACTCAGGTAATGAATGGTCGTAGAGCACAGGCTATTAAACAAGATTTAGGTAATTTATCGTCTGCATACTCTAAAGAAACAGGTCCAAATAGATTACTAGCTGACGCTTATCGTGATCTTCAAGGTTTATATATGAACCTAATGAAGAATCAGAACCCTGTATATGCCAAAGAATTACAAAAAGTAGATTCAGCTTATCGTGATTTTGTTAGAGTACAAACTGCTGTAGCAAAGACTCGTGGTGAAGGAGGGGTATTCTCTCCTACTCAATTAGAGGCTTCAGTACGTCAAACTGATCGATCTGCTCGTAAAGGGCAATTTGCTCGTGGTTCTGCTCCTATGCAGGATTTGTCAGGCACAGGCGTAGATATTTTAGGTACTAAAGTTCCTGATAGCGGGACTGCTGGTCGTGGTATGACTGCTGCTGCACTTACTGGTGGCGCTGGTATGATTGACCCTACAATGGCAGCATTGACTGGATTATCTACACTTCCATATTTTGGGGTTGGTGAAAAATTATTGTTTTCTCCTAGAAATCCAACATTCTCAGAAGCAGTTCAAAGAGCTAGGGCTGCTAGTCCATTTGCTATTCCCGGATTACTCGGATTAACTCAATAGGTGCATCATGGCAAAGAACAAAGTTAGCGAATATAGCTCTACAGCGAGTAATAACACAGATATAGGCAATATTAATATCGCTGAGGGTTGTGCTCCATCGGGTATTAACAATGCCATACGTGAGCTAATGGCACAGCTTAAAGATATGCAGAGTGGTACTGACGGTGATGGCTTTACGGTAGGCGGTGCGTTTACTTGCTCTGGTGCTGCTGTATTTAGCTCGACTGTAGCGCTAGGCGCATCAGCTACGGCTACGACACAATCGGCAGGTGATAACTCTACTAAGGTCGCTACGACTGCGTATGTGGCTACTGCTGGGATTCCTAGTGGTTGTATTGTTATTTGGTCTGGTTCTTCGGCATCTATTCCTAGTGGATGGTATTTGTGTAATGGCTCTAATGGCACACCAGATTTACGTAACCGTTTCGTAGTAGGTGCAACATCTACGTATGCTGTAGGTGCAACTGGTGGCTCTGCTGATGCAATTGTTGTTAGCCATACTCACTCTGTTAGCGATCCTGGTCACAATCACACAGTAGGCATACAGACTAAGACATTAGATCAAAATGCTGGTAGTGCAAGTCTTGCTGGTGCAGGTACAACTGCCACAAGCACAGCATCTACAGGTATTTCTATATCTTCAACAGGTTCATCAGGTACTAACGCTAACTTGCCTCCGTACTACGCTCTTTGCTACATTCAGAAAGCCTAACATGGAAAAAATACAATTGACAGACGAGCAGATTGACCATATTGCGGAACGTGCTGCTGAGGTAGCGTTTAAGCGTATCTACGAAGAAGTAGGTCGTTCTGTCGTTAAGAAGATATTCTGGATAGTTGGTGCTGGTGCGCTAGGTTTAATGATTTGGATGTCTGGTAACGGCTCATTAAAGTGATGTGGACCCACTTACACTTCTAGCGTTAGCTAATGCTGCTGTAGCGGCTGTAAAGAAAGGCTGTCAGCTTTATAAAGATATTAAAGGTGCAGCAGGAGATGTAAAGGAAGTATTAGACGATATAAAGACTCAGTTTCAAAAGATACCTAATCCTACTAATGCTCAGAAGATTCAGTTTAATGAAGAAGTAGCTAGAGTTCAGGAAATAGCTAAGGCTGATCCTAACGATGTATTTACCGATATTGGTAATCAGTTAGGTGCGTTATTAGATGCACAGGATCAGTTAGGCAAGGCTTTACTCGCAGAAGAAATACAGATTAAGACTGCGTATAAAGGTGAAGAATCAGTAGGTCGTAGAGCATTACGTAAGATTATTATTGAAGCTCGGGTTGATTCTATGATGGCTGAGCTACGCGAAATGATGGTGTACTCGGCTCCAGCAGAATTGGGATCACTTTGGCATAAGTATGAAAAGACAGTAGAGAAGATTGTAAAAGAACAGGAAATTGCTCACGCTGAAGAACTTAGATTGGCTAATATAGCAAAATGCCAACGGGAAAATATAAGAAGAAGAATAAAAAAACAGATGACATCAGTCCTCGCGGTGCTGTTCATAACATTGTGGTTTCTATGGCTAATGGTAATGATAAGGATGAGCGCGACGTACCGTGGAGCTTACTCATCGCCGTGGTGGTCTTGTGTCTTGTGTTAGTGATTGCACTCCCTGTAATGGGGTTGATGTACATGGACATGAACAATGCGACTAATGCTGCTATCGTTGAAATAGATAGAATGAGACGATTACGTAACCTAATATTGCGTGAATTAGAGGATAAAAATGCTAACTCTGAGCCAGCTCAAACAACTCCTTCCGAAGAATCCATACGTTGAACATTGGCATCATGCTTTATTTCAACTTCTTCCTGATTACGATATTAATACTCCGAATCGTATTGCTGCTTTTGTAGCGCAATGTGCTCATGAGTCTGGTGGCTTTATGGTTCTCAAAGAGAATCTAAACTATAAGGCTGCGACTCTACGTAAGATATTCCCTAAGTATTTCCCTAACGATCAGATAGCTCAGGAGTACGCATCTAAGCCTAATAAGCAGGTTGCCATAGCGTCTAAGGTTTACGCTAACCGTATGGGTAATGGTGATGAGGCTAGTCAGGAGGGGTACAAATTTTGCGGACGAGGATTGATTCAGCTAACTGGTCGCTCAAATTATCAGGCATTTGCAGACTCACTAGAGATGAGTATTGACGATGTTCCTGAGTATCTACAAACATTCGAAGGTGCTGCTCAGTCTGCTTGCTGGTTTTGGGAGACGAATAAACTTAATCAATGGGCAGATAAATCTGACCTAGTTACATTAACTAAGCGAATTAATGGGGGCTTAATTGGGATCGACGACCGTAAGAAACATTATGAGCACG